TTGCCGGGGTTTCCGGCCAGCTCCTTGCGCGCCGTTGGCTTTGGTCTACGCCCGGAACGCCCCGCCGTTCCAGCCATAAGCGTTACTCCTGGTTAAATTTCATTTTTCGCGGGTATAAAAAATTGATTGAGGCGGCGGTCCTTTGGGCCTTTGCCATCAGGGATTTGACCCGCCCCCTCCCTGCTGTCATCCAAATGGGAATTGATATCATTTGAAACGTTCACGCCCGGTTTTCGTTCTGTGACAGGGCCAGCACAGGCTTTCAAGATTCGAATCATCATCGGTACCCCCATGAGCCTTAGCCTTGATATGGTCCACGGTCTTAGCTGCTACCGCACGACCGTTGCGCAGACAGTTCTGACACAAGTGATTATCACGCTTAAGGATGCGGGCACGCTTAATATCCCACTGGCTACCATAGCCGCGCTCATGCCTGCTCTTGCCCTGCTGATGTTGTTGCCAGCCTTCATTGCGGTGTTTCTCGCAATAGCCTGAGCGGTCGGTGGTTGTGCATGCGCATCCACGCTTACGGCAGGCTCGAGGAATTAATGAGGGCATCTTTTATCCTCACCTATGAAAAATCCTGGTGATAAGTAGTTATACGAAACGCATAAAAAAGCCCCGCATAAACGAGGCCATTAATATCATATAGCTAGTGATTAAATATATTTATCTAATTGCTTCGCAAGTATCCTGTTAAACAATTCTTTTGAAACAGTTACTAATGTCCCGATGCTTGCATCTTTGAAACCTGTTTTTAATGCTTTCCACACTTCTTTATTCCGGATAGCCTCTAAAAAATCATGCCCGTTTGCTGTGAGACGTAGGGGTAAAAGAGCCCAGGAACCTCCGTCATCTGCTGATTCGAAGAATCCAAACCCGCTATCACCATCAGTTCTTGCTATCAAGTTGCGATCATCCAACAACCGCATATGGAATAAAAACTCTGGGGTTTGATAACTAAATCCGAGATCATGCAATTTTTGTATATCTGTTTCTGGTTTATCAGAACACTCAAAAGCTTCTAGCAACCCCTTCAAATACTCATGATCTATTTTCATGCAAAATCCTCCGTCACATTTCCTTGGATAATTTAGCATTATCACAGGCACTCAGTGAATGCCTGCTGTAATGCCTTAGCTCGCCTGCTCTGCGATGGTATCAAACAGCGCCAGTGCTTCGGTCGCTTCCTGAATCGCTTTACGGGTCTTCGAGACAATCTCACTTTCAGTGAAGACGCGATCGAAAGAGTCAGCGAATAGCTCAGCTTTCAGATTGCTATCACCAACCCAGTCAATGGCCAGCTTGGCCGCTGCAGTGTCGTAGTTAACTTTCTTGATGATAGTCAGTCGGATTTGTTCTGCAGGTGTGATTTCTGTCATGTGTTACCTCTATGCGATGTGGGGAGCATTATCGAAGTCACTATCCGAAATGGCTTCTGTAATGCATTGCCACACTCTCGCAGTGGCCGCGCTCATGCCCTTGAGTCGTATGCCGCCCTATGGCCGCCCATAACCAGTTCAGGATTGGCTTTCCTGATGCTTCCCCGGCGCTACTAATATTCATTAACCCTAACCAGATGCGAAGCTGGCTCACGACGAGAGACTCGGGCGCAGGTTATGCCCCTGCGATTGCCGCCATTCGGCTGCTGCGGTCTATCCGCTTATTGCTTCATTGCTTTATCCTCGGGTGGGGATAGTTGGTGATTTATCCCTTATTGGGGTTAAAGTTCGGGCAGTTAGCCAGCACAGATTTGTTGTGTGCCAGAATGTCTCGCTTGGTCTGACGGTCCATCACGTCAATATCGTGTTCGGTCAGGTAGATGACCCTCACCCAGTCGCAGGCCGTATCAACGACTACCGGGGCGGGTGAAGTGCTCGCGCAGCTCGCGATCAACATCGTCATCGCCCATACGCTTAACGTCTTCCTGTACATCACTGGCCCCTTTCACAACTTCCGCCTTACGTTCTGCCGCTGCGACGGTGGCGGCGGCCTCCTCTTCGGTACGCTGCTGATCGGCTTTGGCTTCTGCCTTACTGGTCCCACGAGCGTGGCCAATACCGAACGCGCCAGCGATAACCGCCAGTAAAGCAGTTGCCAGACCAATAATCATTTCAATGCCCATAGTGACCTCATACCAGTACAGATTTAGCCAGGTTAAACAGCGCTCGGCGTTTATCCAGACCGTTTCGACCACCGTTAATAAGCAGCGTTACACGCTCCACGTCGCCGGAATGAAGCAGGCAACCGTGGGAAACATAAAACCATGCGGCTGAACGCGCTGCGTAATCATCTCGCTCCAGCAGCTCAGGCTGGGTGACAAGTTCAAGCTTCAGCGCCAATCCGCAGCTGCGATAGTTGCTCAGGCCCGTGACTTGTTTCAGACCGCGACCACGATATTTCCAGCCATCACCGGCAACCTGATTACCGAGATTCTTTTTGCCCCACTCGCCCCCATACACCAGATTCGCGATTGCTCGCTGATTAGCTGGCTGCGTTGCCGTTCTGCCGAGTGCGGCGGCCTGCTGGGCGGTGATACGGTGTTTACCGAACGTAGGCACAAGGCTATCTGCTGCATAGTTCAGATTTTCCACCAGCCGGGTAAAGCCTCCGGACTCATGTCCCATCTGGGCAATGAACATTGCCTGATCGAGTGGAGCAGTGATTCCAAACTCTTTCATCGCGGCTGTAATATGCGGAAACCAGCGCGCAGCTAACCCGGCGCTGATGCCAGCCGCCTTTTGAAATTGTGATTGATTCATTAGTGCCTCAGTGCATCAACCAGACGCGCTATATTCCCCCTGAACCAGAGAACCGCGCCGCAGATAAGAATGTTAGCCAGCACCACCAGCCAGTGGGATGACTCGTACAGGCCAAACAGGAAACGGAAAGGGATGCTGGCATAAACCAGCACCATGAGATAAGCCAGAACGGATATGCCCGGACGGTGTCTCGCACTACCTCGTTGGTAGAACATCAATGCCAGCACAATGACGGCGCAAATGACTGCATTCGCCAGCGCTGAAGGATCATTTACCACTTGAACCTCCTCCCCGCATGCGGGAAAGCATGCCAATCAGTCCGCTCATTTCCTGATTATTCAGGAAGGTGAGGACCTTGATGGTTATCGCTGAAACTATAACGGCGCCGAGGGCGTCAAGGGGGCGATCGCTATAGTGTGTCCATGACGCCAGGTATGACCCAAGAAGGCCGGCGCCTATCACCCCGACAATAAACGACGTCACGAAATAGGCCACCAGCCGCAACCGGGTTACGTTCGCGGCGGTCGCTACGTAGAAAACGGAACCAGCAAAAGCACCAAAAACGACGCCGTAATCAATGCCTGTTGCCAGACCAAATACACTGGCGCCAGCGAGTCCCGCCGACGCAACTGCGGTACCCGAGATCGGTTCTGCGGACATAAGCCCCTCTTTATTGCTGTGAGTTCCTCTCTGAAGAGGGGAAAGGAATGAGCGACCCCGTTAGCGATTGTGGGGTTAGGAGTCCCACGCTCTTTAACCTGCCCGGGTTGGGTTATGAGCCCGTCAGACAGTGGGCCTGTATGAATGGCCGCCAGATGGATTAACGACAAAGCACAGAGTGAATGACGCTCTGGCGGCACAAATGAAAAAGGCCGCGAAAATGCGCAGCCTTTTGTGATATTGATTACAATTTATTGAAATAAAAAACTATCTTTGTAATCGATTAGTTTTATAACCCTTATTTCATTTTGGTCAAACACCAATGGAACCGCTTTCGATTCAACAAATAAATTCATACTAAATATTAGCTGTGGGTTCGTGTGCTGAATCATAGAAAAACGGGTTTCTTTAATATGCTTCAGCGAGATATTTAGGCGAGAATCCTCTATGAATAGTATTTTCTCTTCACCAGAAACCCGCGGGGTTATATCAAAGACATTACCAGACAGATCCTTGTAAAGGCAGTGAGCCTCCCCTTCTATCATAATATCGCTTTCCCACAGCACCCAGCCATAAATGGCCTCTCCACCATGATCCCTAATCATTCTAGCTACATTATAGTAACATTCTTGTTCATAAGGTGAGAAGGTGGCGGGTTTGGTGTATGTAAAATATGTTGCCTTGATTTCGCCCTTCGGATTAATTTTCTTTGTAATTACTGAAACATTATTACTCATAATGCTTGGAGTCGTCGGTTCGTTCTTGCGAAACCCGCCACCAAAACCAGGAAAAGCATTCATAGCATCCCTCTTTTCATTATTAACTGGATAAGTCAGGGATAACTTACAATACCTAAGAAATTTTCGCAGCAAGCACAACGCAAAAAACCCCGCCGGGTGGCAGGGTTTCATTGATTGATTTCGTACGGGCGTTATATCCCACGATTTGAAGATTACACGACAACTTCGGACAAAATCAAGTTTTTTGTTTCTAAAATGCAAAATAATGCCGGTATCTTTTTAATATGCCGTGGCTCGCTGAAACTCTTTGTCGGCCTGCTCTTCCCCCTGCCGGCAGATGTCCACCAGCGCATCGCAGAAGGGCTTCCAGTTACGGGTCCATGTTCTGACGTGCAGATCAGGAATGAGGATCAGAATCGCTTTGTATGCGGCGGTTGATGGCACCGTTGAGAATCCATTCCCCGAACAACGCTCACACGCCTTGTAAACTGGTGCCCCGCGCTCTTTGGTCGCTTTCCGATCCAGCACCTGACCGGAACCACCACAGCGGCAGCGGGCGTTAATGGCACCTTTTCCGCCGCATGCAACACACTGCCGTACTACCCACTCCTGCCTGATAATCGGGGCGACAATTTCCTCTCCGTCGCTTTTGTGTATCCCAGGATGCTTAACAACGGCCTCAACTGATTTTGTTACACCAGCTCCCTCACATGCCTTGCAGGTCCCGGTGGTTTCAGCTGAGCGGGAATATTCTGCAAAGGCAAATTGCGCCAGAATCAGGCAGCAGCGCCCCAGCGCTTTACCCGCAGCCTTCCGAACGTTTTTTGGTGCTGTCTCAATTGCATACCGCGCCAGCGCCTGAACCGCCAGTTGCTCATCGGTCTTACTGATGCCAGCCTTACCAAAGAATGCCGCCAGCCCGAACCGTGCCCGGCTGCTGGTCACCCCGATCCCGGTCATAATGTCTGTGCCATTCAGGCGATTCGGGGATGTGCTTTTCGCGTCGTCGGTGATATGCATGCCCTGAGGGCTAAAGTGTTTGAGGGAGGCTTCCAGTTTCATTCTTCGCACTCCCCGACCAGGTTCAAAATAATGCGATCAAACAGCGAATCCCGTTCCTCAAAATAGTCACATGCCAGTAACCACTTGCAGACTGTTAATGCTTCAGCCCGGGTAACTGGTTTCATGGCGCACAAAAGGTCAGTGAGCCACCCGCGCCGATCCCAGATAATCTGGACGTAGCCATCGCCATTTTGTGTTTTATACCTGTGACGAAGTACGGATTCCCAGTAATCCCATTCAATGGTTACATCGCTTAATGTCCAGGGAGAGAGGAGGATGTTTTTAAAACCTTTAATTTCTCTTACGCGAAGTTCTTCCGCCTCACGACTTAAGTTTTTTTCATCGGCCCAGTTTGCATAAATATGACTGAAGCGCTCCATAACAAGGCGCTCAGC